AATTCTGTTCAAAGCAATAAATGAACTAATGAATGGTGTAGAATGTATTTTTGCTGAGTGCTATGATAACGATAAAAATAATGAACATGTGTTTCGTTCGACTCCTGGTCCTGTTTACAAATTGGACTTTTTTGTCCCTTCCACAAAACACATAATAGAATTTGATGGGACATATTGGCATAACAGGAATAAAGAATCAACTTCGACAATAAGCAATCGAGACAGAATACGCGATAACAATATAATGAGTACTGATCGTGATATAAAAATTCTGCACGTGAAAGAAGCAGATTATCGCACTAACCCTGAAAGAGTAATCGAACAATGTTTAGCATTTTTGAAGTCATAAAAGCGAAAATAGTAAGATGGTGCCTAAGAGAGCAAGCAGTTTCAGCTTTAGAGCTATTCAATGGTTCGAATCCTCAAGAAGTCGAGATTGATGATTCTAATGGTGACTTGAAATTTATTTCAAGTGGCATTACTGATTTACTAGTTCAAACGCCTACTGGGTGGAGCAGCATTAAACGGACATTGAAGACCGTCCCTTATAGGGTCTATCGGCTAGGACTTGAAGATGGAAAATTTTTAGAGTGTGCAGATGAACATTTAGTGATCGATGAAAATGACGCAGAAATAATGGTGAAGAATGCTAAACCGGGTCAACTGATAAAAACGACGTCGGGTTCATCTAAGGTAATTTCTGTTGATATTAGTGATAGACACGAAAATATGTATGATTTAGAACTAGACGATGAGAATCATGTATTTTACACCAACGGAATCTTATCCCACAATACACAATGCGCTGCGGGCTTCTTGCTATGGTATGCAATGTTCAAACGTGATCAAACAATTCTGATCGCATCAAAGGGACAGGCGCACGCTATTGAGATTATGGATCGCATACGTTTTGCGTATGAAGAATGCCCAGATTGGTTGAAGGCTGGGTGCACTATGTACAATAGACACTCAATCGCTTTTGATAATGGGTCACGAATAATTTCACAAGCGACCACTGAAAAAACGGGGCGCGGGTATTCCATTTCGCTACTATATCTTGACGAGTTGGCATTTACTAGACCTAATGTGCAACAAGCGCTATGGGCCTCTATCTTCCCTACATTGTCGACCGGTGGTGCATGTATCATAACATCTACACCAAATGGCGATACAGACCTATTTGCGAATTTATGGCGCGGTTCTGTATCCGGAACAAATGAGTTTAAACCGTTTGTTGCTCTATGGAATGAACATCCCGACCGTGACGAATCATGGAAGCAAATGATGATTGGGTCTCTTGGTCCATTACTATTCAGACAAGAGTGTGAATGCGTAACCGGTGATACACTTATCAACATAAAGGGCGGTCGTAAGCGAGTCAAAATTTCCGAGCTTTACGAATTCGGAGTACAAGCAAAAGGCGAGACACAGTTAATACCAAATTCGCGCAATCTGCTAGTATTCACTCCATCGGGTTATAAACATTTTTCGGGTGTGTCTAGAGTATGGCATGATAAAACCATCACTGTCAGATTTTCCAATGGGCTACAATTAACCGGTAGCTTCAAGCACCGAGTTCAGCGTAACCTGTATGAGTTTAGCATGCTCTCCGAGTTGAAGGTTGGTGACTCGGCTATAGGTGTCAATGGTACAGCTCTCAAAGTTTCACACATTAGAGTGAATGATTTTGGGGAATATTTGTATGATTTGGTGGATGTAGATGGCGGACACATCTACTACACTAATGGAATTCTGTCGCATAATTGTGAATTCCTTAGTTCAGATCCACTACTGATTTCGTCTATAAAATTGAATACTCTGAGATCGCTATCTCACATCAACGAAGACGGTATGTTCAAGTTTTGGGCTGAGATAAATCCTTCAATGTCATATTTGGTGGGCTGCGACGTAGCATCGGGAACTGGTAGCGACTTTTCCACGATAGAAGTGATAGAGTTCCCTTCATTACGACAAGTAGCAGAACTCAGATCGAACCAGATTTCCATACCTCAGTTGTATGGGCGATTAAAGTGGATTGTAAATTACCTAGCAAAACCGGCACAGTCTAACAAAGCTCCAGAAGTTTACTGGAGCTGGGAGAACAACGGAATTGGACATGCAATCGGTGCTTTGTATGCAAACGACGAAAATCCACCACTTGGTGAACTCGTGTCGACTGATCCCAAAAATGCAGGCGTCAACACCAATGGGAAAACCAAGATACTTGCGTGTCTTCAGTTGAAGAGCTTGGTTGAAAAAACACGTAACAATCTACAGATTTCAAGTGAAATGCTGCTACATGAACTCAAAAACTATGTAGCGACTGGCGGCTCATATGCAGCAAAATCTGGTGCAACTGATGACTTGGTTTCGGGAGTGTTAGTATGTCTCCAGATTCTGAAATATCTCGCGAACTTTGATGAGAATGCTCATAAGATGGTCTACTCGTACGATGATGATTCTGCTGGTGTTAATCTAGACGGAGATGGTAATTTGATAAACCCCGATGATGACGAGCCAATTCCGTTCCTGTGTATGTAAGGAGAATAGTATGGATTTAATTTGGGTAGCAATCGCCATCATCGTAGCTATCATTGGATTGAAGTTGTTCCTGGATAATCGTTCTAAGAAAGCGATAGCAGCACGCGAAAAGGTTAAACCTAAGGTGACGGTGGAGACAGGAGAAACAAAGAGAAAGCCTCGAAAGTCTAAACCTGAAGTGGTCCAACTGGACTTACCAGTGGTTGAAAAGCCACCCCGTACGACTAAGAAGAGAACGCCCGCTGTGGTGGCAGTGCCCGTGAAGACGATCAAAGAGATAACAAAGAAGTAGTTTACTACATTACCAAAGTATGATACAATGCATTCATTAGTTTATTGAGTGCTAACATGACATTTCAAAAATTCTTTGAGCAATTTCGCACGGCTCCAATCTGGCAGCGCATGGAGCAGACTGTCGAGGATTCTCCGTGGCATCGTGAGGCCAACGTCGCAGTGCATACTGAGATGGTGTTGGCAGAATTCGATAAGATCGCCAAGGACTTCAATTTTTCTAATGAGGCAAAGTTAATTGGAAAATTGGCACTGCTTTTCCATGACACCGGTAAACCGCACGCTGAAGAAGAAAAAGTATCTGAAACGCGTGGTGTTTATCGTTCCTACGCAGGACATGAGCTGTCTTCAGCGCGTGAATTTGAGAACTATTGGTGTAGTCATACGCAAGAAATTTACGATCTGTTCTTTGAAGGCGTAGATGAAAAAGAACGCTACGAGGACACGGTACACCAATACATGTACTACATTACATGGTTCATCGAGCATCACCTTCCGTACGATTTGAAGAAGAAAGATCGCCGAGAAATCTTTCGAACTCACGCGTATGAAGTGGAAGAAATGCTCGAGTCTACCGGTTTGTTTGGTGCTATCTTGACTGCTGATTGTCATGGTCGAATTTCTGATGATCATGAAACCAAGAAGGCAAATGTTAGTGCGTGGATCAAGGAGTTTTATGCAATTGAACCGCTGAAGTTGCCAATCTGGAATGATAAACATGTATGCATTCTTATCGGTGTCTCAGGTTCTGGGAAGACGACCATACGCAATGAACTCGAAGAGAATTATTACTACGTGACGCATTCTTGGGATGATCTGCGTCTAGAGTTCTTCAAGGAAAAAGGTGGAGCTAGTAGCAAAAATCATGCTGATGGTGCAGCATTCTACGATGCTGCACATGCATTCGCGGATGAACATGCCAGCGATTTTGGCACCTATGTAGATCGTCATTATGTGAATCTGTTGAACCACCACGATTCTGTTCTCGTTGACAATCTCAATTTGTCTGCGAAGCACCGGCGCCGCTTTATCGATGTGGCACGCAAGAAAGGCTTCAGCGTTACCGCATCACTGTTTCCGGTGTCCCTGAAAAAACTACATGAGCGCGCAGATATGCGCACTGATCATAAAGTCCCACATGATCGAATCTCATCGATGTTTTGGACCTTGCAGCAACCGACTCTAGGTGAGTTTGATTCGGTCTACGTTTACTAATTTCAAAAAGTAGTTTACTTTCATTTGCTACTGTGTTATAATAACACAGTAGCAAATTCTTCTTAGCTCCTCAAGAGCGTCTGTTGTATCCTCCGTTGATCCCAATCGAAGAAAATTATTTTTAACTTTTATTGAAAAGCCGTCGGGCGCTCAATAAATACAAGTATCCATCCTACTGATGTTCCAGTGGGTTTGGTGTTTTGATTTACTTTCTCACTTTAAATGTTTGGAGATTTTTTATTATGGCAAAAACTTTAGCACAACTTCAAGAAGCTTTCAACAACAAAAATTCCGGTAGCACCAATACCAATTCTGACTGGAAGAAATTCTATCAATTCTGGAAAATCCAAGAAGGTCAAACAGCAATTGTTCGTTTTCTGCCTGACTTGGATGACGAAAATCCCCTAGGTTTTCTGGTAGAGAACCTCACGCATGAACTTCACATCAATGGTCAAAAACGAGTAGTTGGTTGTCTTGCTATGCATGGCGAGCAATGCCCAATTTGCGCAGCATCCCGCAAGTTCTACGACGAAGGTGACGAAAAGACCGGTAAAAAGTACTACCGCAAAAAGTCGTACATTGGTCAAGCAATCGTCGTTGAGTCGCCAATCGAACACAATCAAGACGAAATCGTCAAGCTAGTGGAATTCGGCCCAGCAATCTTCAAGATCATGCAGGCTGCTTTTGGTAGTGGTGACTTGGATAATGCACCGTATGAATTGAAAGGCGGCTACAACTTCCGTTTCAAGAAAACCAAGAAAGGTGAATATGCTGATTACAGCACTTCGTCCTTCTCTCCTAAGATGTCCGATGTAGGTGAAGATGTGATCGAATCGATCAACATGTACAACCTTGCAGATTACCGCACTAAAACAATCGACGCATCGACCATGCAAGCAATGTTGGACACTGATCTAACCGGCGCTGCATTTAGTGATGGTGATTCGGCAGCACCTGCTCCAAAACCTGCAGCAGCTAAAGCAGCAAAGGCTGAAGACGACGATGCTGATGATGCTCCGGCTCCTAAAGCTTCGAAGGTTGCAGCTGAAACTCCAGCTGCCGCTGAAGAAGGTGCAGCAGGTAGCGCTGATTATCTGAAAGTGATTCGCGAGCGCGCAGCTGCAAAGCGTAAAGCTCAAGAAGAAGAAGCAGGCGAATAATTCTCTCTTGAATTAACCTGAGGGTTGGTCATTCGATCAACCCATTTTCATCTCAAAGGAGAATTGTATATGTCATTGTCTTTTCTAAAAGACTTCAAAAAGAAAATCGATAAGATTGAAACGATATCCACCTCTTTCGGGCCGCCTACTCATTGGTATTCAACTGGAAATTACG